AAAAAATACCTCCTTTGTAATACCTAAATTGTACCACAAAGGAAGAATTTTGTAAATATTTTTTATGAAATACTCGTTATAAGACCGCCTGAAACAGTAACCGTTTTTCCGTCTGCCGTTTGAAATGTTCCGCTTGCTCCCTGTTCAAACTTCCATTTATTTTTGCCGACTGTCGTACCATTGCCCGAACTAAGTATGTCCAATCCGTACGTTCTTAACAAAATTCCCGATATAGCGTTGTATATTTGAAAAATACATTTATTATTGTAGTATAAATTAAAATCAGTATATCTCATATCGTTGCTACTCGGTGCATTACACCACAAGCCGTATCTGTTGCCGGCAGCGTCGTAACTTTGAATACCGTTCTTATCTATAACTGTTCTTGCCTTTTTGTCTGTGCCTGTGGCAAATACACCTGTTATAGTAACATTACCGTCATCGTCCATTTCAATGGTTTTCTCCGACAACTGATTGAATATCTGAAAAACGAACGCACCGTCCATATTGCCGAGGTTTATTCTTCGTCTGCCCTTATTATCTTCGATATATAGCAAATCGCCGTCTAACAACAACTTTTTATTATCTGATTCAACGGGATTTTGTGTGCTGTTCAATGTACCGTGAAAATAGCTTGTTTTCAGCTTATTCGCTCTACCGGAATTTTTCTGAATAGTTTTAATCAACTTACCCATATACCACGCGTGGTAATACGCATTAGCCAATGTAGGCTGACCGATTGTTACTGACGGCTGTTTTGCGCTGTATGGGTAATACGTCATTGATACAATTCGCTGTTTATGTTCGATATTATCTTCAAAAACGTGTACTGTATCACCCAAAGAGATTTTATAAAAATCACCGTACTCGGCAAGTTTACTCAAATCAACCACGTCCCCCGTGATTGTCAGTTGAGGGTGGTCAAGTCTAAAATCGTTACCCTCGCCCTTTAAGTCCCACTCACCAAACGCCTTTAGCTTTTCGGGGTCATCGTAATCGCTATAATCTCGGTACGCCTCACGAATACCGTACTTCTCGATACCCTCTTTACTGTCAATGTACGGCTTACCGCCGTTTACAGATGAAATCGTCAAATCGTCCTTGCCGTACATATACAGTCTTGTCGTCAACTCTTGCGTGTTTCTCTCGACTGAAAGACTTGTCATATTCTTCTTTATTGACATTCTCACGCCGTTATCTTTTCCGATACGCTCCACAACCGCAAATCGGTAATTGTCATAATATATTTCACCCCTGCCGTAAGCCTCTATGACGTTTTGAATTACGTCATAAGTATTTATCTTATCAGTCGGGTAAAAGTCGATTTTAACGCCGTCTGCGCCTATTCTCGTCATACCCATTTCCTTAAGTTCACTGTCGGGTATAAGCTCAAACTTTGTATCGGCTATCGCAAGTTTTATAACGTCGTATGGGTCAACACCAATCGTTGATTTTGTCACGTCTGTATCGTTGCCGATTGTCGGCAAGTGATGATGAAGTGCGTCATCATAGAATATCCTGTTAGCTTTCACCGTCATAATTCTTGAACCGCTGTAATCTCGCTTAACAAGTGTAATGCGGTATGCTTGTCCTTCAACCGATACTATACGATTTTCTTTTATAAGCTCCGCTTTTTCGTCTTTCATAGGGTACTTAAAAGAAACTGTGTGCGTTTCCTGCAATCCCTCGAACACCGCCACTTCATACGCTTTGTTAAGATACGCAAGGCAACCGCCTGTGAATTCTGTTTCGTTCCATTCGTGTAATTTAAAAGCCATGTTATTCACTCCATTTCATATTGTCAAAATCTACGTCGTACAAAAATTTAGGCGTGTAATTTATCTGCACGACACCGCCGCCTGTTACCGTTATCGTGTTATCCAATCCCGGGACAAGTTCAAAGAAATCGCCCGATATATCCGTCATAAGGCTTGTATTTCCGCTGTAAGCTATCTCTTTTTCGCAGTCAATAACAATATCGCCAGTATGCTTAACAGTGATATTTTTGCCGTTATTTCCTATTGTGAAAGGGCTTGTTGCACCTGTTACGGTTATAATAGGTTTGACGTGTACATCACCGATATTCGGTATGTTTTTATATGTGCCATTACCGTTTAATGTTAAATATTCATCTTGACCTATCGGAATTTCTGTATCAAGTGGCATATCTGTATCAATACATGGTCCGTTCAGTGCGTCAAATATAAGCTCCGAGAACGGCTCTGCCTTATACGTCACCGACAAAACAGCTTTTCTACCGTCGTGTTCGGGCATATATGACACATCGTCTATTACTCTTACATTCCATTTAACAAACGGCATATCGTTAAAAATAAGCGTGCCTTTGCCCTTAAACCAACGGCTTATAGCGGTTAGCTTTTTATTTAATTCTTCGGTACTGTCCGCACCGATGTTAAAATCAATCTGAAATTTTCGTGTATTGAAATATTCGTGACCCGACACGTCTGTAAAATCATATTCACCGTCTGTTTCATTGACATTTTCGGTAAACTCCTTTACCTGTGGAAATACGGGACGGTCCTTTGTTCTGACCGTCACTCGCTTAAAATCCGTTGTATTTTTGCCGTTAAATTCAAAACCGTTACGCATATCTTTCCTCCTATAATCCTACGTATTTGTTCAATGCATCTTGTTTTTCTTCCGGTGTCATTTGCATGAAGTTATTTATGATCTTCCTGTTGTCGCTCATTGAATTATTTTCAATTTTGAAACTATCGAATTTGTCAAGCATTCGACTTAGCAAACTTTCTATATTACCGCCTGTCGCCGAAACCTTATCGGTTATCGTTGCTACATATGCAGATATGTTGATGTCGGCATTTTGCAATCCTGTAAGAATGTTTTTCTTGCCGTCCTCCATTTGCTTGTATTCAGCCTCAAGACTTTCAATAGTGGCATTATTCTTTTTCTGTAGTTGGTACAATTCTTCATCTCGTTGCAACTGTTTCATCTGCTCTTGCAGTTCTTTGTACTTCTGTTGCCCCTTATCAGTAACTGAATTTGCGTACACATCAAGTTGTGCCTGCACCTCTGACATATCGGTTTTGCGATCTGCTACGTCCCAACTGTCACGAAGTTCTTGCTCTTGCTTTGAAAATTCATCTTTGACATTTGAAATATAGTCTTGTTGCTTTTGGAGCAATTCGTCAACCGCACTTGATTGCGACTTGTACAGTTCCATACTGTACTTGTTCGTGTCGTCAATAAATTCCTCAAAACTGATTTTACCCGCATTGTAAAACTCTTTTACTCGGTCAATCTTGCGTTTTAGGAAATCTTCCTCGCTGTCACCATACTTATCCCAATCATCATATGTACTTCTTAACTCCTGCCATGCGTCTGCGTCTTTTTGCCACGCCGAATACTCGTCAGCATTTTTTTGAGCCACTGCGTCATAACGTTTTTCTTCAAGTGCCTGTTTTTCCTCGACGTATTTTTGATAATTAATAACGTCATTCGCATAAAATTCTTCAAGACGTTCCGCCTCTCTGTCGATACCTGCAATGTAGTCGTCTATCGACATACTGTGATACTTCTGCTGATGTTCAAGCCAACTGTCCGAGTAGCTTTTCATATCGTCATAAAGCGTTTCGCCTGCGTCCGACACGTTGTCAACATAATCGTCCCAAGTGATTTTTGCGTCTTGTAAATCTTGATAATTTCTGTCTTTTATACGTTTGAAAGCGTCAAGCGGTGTGTCGCCGTTGTCGCCCCAATCGTTTATAGCGCTGTGCTTTTCAAGGTATGCCTTTGACTGTTCGTTGAACTCTTTCGTCTGTTTCTGCATAATAGAGAAAATTTGTTCCTCAATATCGGCAATATCCTTGTCGTTCGATTTGAATTTCTCTTGAAATTCTAACCACTTCTCTAATTCTTGTGCGGTCGTTACTGCGTGCGTTTTGGTGTAATGCGTCCAATCGTCCTTGGCTGATGTAAACGTGTCCGAATTGTCTTTTCCTGTTGCGTAATGCGGTATACCCATACCCGACATTATCGCCTTGGTTTGCGACGCTGTGTACACCTTTGCACCCTTTGACAACGGCAATAACACGTCCTTGCCCTGCGGTATAAATGCACGTCCTTTGTCAACGATTAATTCTCGCGGGTCAGATATACCCTTTTCATCATTAACCATTGCCAATCCGCCCTCGAAGTTCTGCGTACCTTTTGCGACTTTCTTTTTTACGAACATTCCCGTACTGCCAAAACGTGCCGCCGGAGCACTTTTATCGCTTAGTCCCTCTATAGACGAACCCTCAACAGAAACAGTATAATGGACTGTCGCAAATTTGTCTTCGGGTTGATAGCCGTCAGGTTCTGCACTGTCTTTTGTAAATGTAACATTGCCCTCTTTGGGTGGTGCCGTATAGTTGTCGGGTTCTGTGCTGTCGTTAGTCCATATAACTTTACCCGTTGCAGTGATTTCACCCAACTTATTACCATTCAAATCGTTAATATCAAAACCGCCTGTATCGACATTAAATTTAATCTGAACTTCGTCATTTTTGACAAGTTCTTTTAATTTTTCATCAGCTGTGTCCAATACAGAAATATCGCCCTCTGCACTGACTTGTAATTGTACATTGCCTGCGTTATTTATTTCCTCGACAGCATTTTTTGCGTTCTCGATTGCAGACACATCACCGCTTGCGTCAATTTCAATATGTTTATCCTCAGGCAATAATCCCAAACTGTGCGCCAATGCGTCAACTTGCTCTGTGCTTAGTCCCAAATCGCCACCTAAACTTGATAGGTCTTTCACTAAACCACTTACATCACCCGACGCTACAGCCTGTTGAATATCAGAAAAACCGTTTTTCATTAATGCGGCTTTCGTGACTATTTCCTCTGACGTTAGTCCGATTTCTTTACCTTGTTTGACAAAATCATTTACAACAGCGTCCAATGCGTTATTATTAATTGCGCCTTGTAGGTCTTGAAAACCGTTTTTAAACAGTGCCACTTGTGCGGCAATGTCTTGATTTTCAAATCCCAAATCAGTCATAGTTGATTTGATTTGTTTGCATACATTATCAACTGCAATACCGCCACTTTCAAAGACTTCTTGCATATTCTTGAAACCGTTTAAGTTCATAGATTCCGATGTAACCACTTCCGCTACAGCTTGTAGTGATTCACGACCGTTATTTGCACGTTCGTCCATCTTTTCAATGCTTGTACTGATTTCGTTATATGCAGCTTTTATATTGTCAACCTGCTTTTGAACGTCTTTCATTTCTCCGAATGAAAACTTCTGACCTTGCATTTTTTCATATGCCTTTGAAAATTCACTGTCGGTCATTTCATTTACAAACGCATCTCTCGCTTGTATTGCTTTTTGGCGTCTTTCTTTGTCACCGCTTGCATACGCCGCAGTCATTTCTTCTTGCAGTTGTTGGTATTTTTCTTTAACATCAGTTGCTTGTTGCAACCATTGACTCATTTCTTCTTTTTGATTTTTGTAGTCCATACCGTAGGAACTACCTTTTTGAAGTGCGTCGTACCCCTCTGATACTGCCTTTTGTGCCTTTTTGCCTGATGTTAAATCCAATGCGTCTTTGATTTCATTTGCACTGTCTTGTGCGTTTGATACCGCCATTGCAAGTGCGGTGTCAAATTCGCCCGTATCAATCATTAATTTTATGGTATCATCATTTGTAGTCGCCTTGATTTCCTGCATAATGTCGTTTATGCGGTTTTTAGCGCTTTCGAGTTCTTCGGGATTTAATGTACCGCTGTTGATTGATTCGTTTAGTTTTTCGTATTCACTTCGCAGATTTTCCAAATGCGAAACTTGGTTGTCTGCGTCTTGCCACTGAGAATATAACTCCTTGTAGCTTTGACCCAATTTTGCGTTGTTTTCAATAGCCTCTGTAACGTGGTCGGCAACAACCTTATACCCTGCAACAACCGCCGCAGGCGCTAATACTGCACCGAATATCGGCGCTAATGCAGAAAATGAACTGCCTAACCCCGCAGTCGATACTTTTATCGCTGACGTTGCGTCTGCTATAATAGGCAATTTATCGCTGATTACTCCTAATCCCTCAACAAAATCGCCTGCACCCTTAATCACTCCGACACCGACTTTTGACAATGCACCTAAAGCAATGACCGTAGCGCCCGTATTAACTACAGTACGCTTTTGCTCGTCTGACATTTGCGACAAACCTTTTGCGAAATCGGCTACTGTGGTGCTTGCGTCTTTTATTGACGGCAACATTGTTTCGCCGATACTTCTTGCCGCCTCAATAATATTGTTTTTTGTGTTCGCCAATTTTGATGCGGTCGTTTCATTCTTTGCATTAAATTCTTCTTGCAATGCCGTATTTTCTTGGTATGCGGTGTTTGAACGATTGACACTCTCGGTTACTAAATCATAACCGTTGACTAATGCCATCATAGCCTGTATATCCTGTGTATTGTTTATGCCTAAATCATCTAACGCAACAGTTAGATTCTCGGCAGACTGCAAGCCTTTTAACAATCCGTTAAATGCACCGGAGCTGTCAGTATTCCACTGCTTTTTAAACTCTTCCGCACTTTTACCGCTATACTTTGCGAATTTCGTCAAGCCCTCTCCGCCGCTTGCAACGGCTGTTTCTATGGATAGCCACGTACGACCTATCGCACTACCGCCCATTTGTGCCTCAATGCCTAATGATGATAGTGCGGCAGAATAACCCAACACGTCCGCCGCCGACATTCGTACAGATGAACCGTATTTACCCATACGCAATGCCATTTCCGCGATTTCCGATTCTGTTGTCGCACTGTGGTTACCCAAATCAACGATTGCACTGCCGATATTACGGATTTCGTTTTGACCGACACCCATAACATTCTGAAAACGTGCCAGTGTTGCGGCACCCTCTTCGCCGACAAGGTTTGTTGCTGAACCCATTTGTGCCATTACTTCCGTAAAATCGACGATATTTTCTTGTGATATACCTAACTGACCGCCAGCCGCCGCAAGTTCGTTTAGTTCAGTCGTTGTTTGTGGTATCGCGCCTCTGCCGTCAATACCTGTTGTTGACAAATCAATAATGCCTTGCTTTATTTTGGCTAACTGTTCCGGTGTAGCGTCAACCGTCTTTTTAACTCCGGCAAAACTATCCTCAAAATCTATCGCAAACTTGGCACTCGCAACACCGCCCGCGGCAAGTGCAGTCGCCGCATACTGTAACGGTTTAGTTACAGTATCTATACCCTCACCGACTTCTTTCCACCGCTTACCTGTATTCTGTAGGTTCTGCGCCTCATCTGCACGTTCAGCGGCTTTTAAGCCTTTCTCATATTCCTCGTATTGCTCTGTTGCTTTTTTGACGGTTGCTTGTGCGTCGGTATATGCCTTTTTACTTCCCGACAATGCCGCCTCTTGCGTACGAATAGAATCGGATATACTTTGACTTTGCTTTGTGTATGCCTCAATCTCGGTATTTACCCAATTCAATGCCTTTTGATTGTCTTTATACGAAACACTGTTTTTGTCAAGACTTTTGTTCGCCTCTGTCAGCAACCTTTTCTCATTTGAACGCAAAGAAATTTGTTTATCTAATTCCGTTTTCTGTGCTTTCAGTGCCGTAACATTTTTATTTACAGACTTGACGTTATCCTCATACGCTTTTTTGGTATTTATCAATGCCGTACGGCTTGTTTGCAAGGTGGTTTGTGCGTCTTGCATTTGCTTTTTATATGCCGTAAGACCTTTTGTACTTGTATTATTATTTTTGCTTTGCGTCTGCTCCAATTTTGACAATTCACTTTCAACACTGCTTATTGTCGCCTCTAAGTCGGACGCGTCGCCCCTTATTCTTACTATTAATTCCGCCGCGTCAGCCACTACAAATCACCTCACTACATTCCATAAAACATTTTTAAATACGGGTCATTTCCCGTATATTCTTCTTCCTCATCCTCGATTATAACTGCAAGTAATAATCTTGGGTCTTGTTTTGCCAAATCATTCGGCAATATACCATGATATTTCAGCATTGTCCCATATAAATCGCTTAATCTTCCTTTTCGGTTGCCTGCTCGGGCAGGCTTTCCTCGTTTTTTCCCGTAAAATCGTCCATAAACCACTTCATAACTTCACGACACATTCTCATTTTTGCTGAAACAGCCGTGTCTAAAATATCTTGTGTCGCCTCTGTACCCTCAAACAGATAGTCAACGGCATCTGCACATACCGACGTAGCCGTTACTTTTTCACCCTCTGCAACGTCCATGTATTCTTTTTCAACCAACGTTGCCGCACCGAAACACCACGGTTTTGATACATACTTCTTTTTGTTGTGTACAAATGTTAATACTCTTTGCATTGTTACTTACTCCTCTCTATACGAAAAAAGCACGCCTTTCGGCGTGCCTTGTCTTAAAGTGCTTTCTTCACCGGATAGTAGTTCATATCCTTAAACCAGTTTTCTTCAAGTTCTGTCTTTGTGACACCTTCCGGCAAATCGCTTTCGTCAAAGTATGCGTAATAGTTGTTGTCAAAATCACGTTGTACGGCTGTGTATGTAGCCTTTGCAGTTTGCTTTTCCGGTGCACCACTTGACGCTTTAGTCTTACCGCCTACGTTTGACGCAAAGCTGTACGAACCCTTGTAATATCTTACATAACGGTATGAGCCGTCGGATTTCATAATTCTCCACGCAACACCGAAATAAACTGTTTTTGTATCGTTGCCGACCTCTACTACACCGTCTTTTTGTGTCAGTCCACGCCACATTGAATCAACTTCCGGTGGAATATCGGCATTTGTGATGTCGTGACCTAATTTTTCAATGTAGTTTGATGTTTCATACGCACCGTTATCGGCGTCAAAAACATCACTGCCGCCTGCGTCTGTCGGTGCAATTTCGACAGTACCTCTTAAATTATACGGGTCACCATATGTTGCGCCCTCTGATGTGTCTGTTTTAACTGCGAAAAATGTGTACTTGTCCACACCTATTGTAGGTAGTGGTTTTCTTTTCTCTGTATTTGCCATAAATCAATCATTCCTTTCTACTACTTTCGTAAATCTCATTGTCCTATGTTTTATGCTTTTATCATCGGGATTTGGTACGTCCATTGTCATTTCGTGATAATATTCATTATCAGTCAACAATTTATATACCCTCTCCGACAATTCAAAACACGTTTGCGGATAATCGGCGTAAATATCAATCTGAACAGTCGTATCATTCGTAACAACCGTATTGTCATATGACATTGAGCCTTTGTCCGTTAGTGTGTAATATGCTATTGCAGGCAATTTATTAAAATTATCGGGATATGCAAAACATACACTTACACCGTCTATTTGCTTTAAAATATCCCGTAATTCCAAACCAATATCAAACACCGTACCCCTCCTTGAATTTTGCGATTATCTCGCTGATGTTATTTTTCAGTGCAGGGACGAGGAACGGCTTTGGTGCTTGACCCGACGTTGTGTAAAATCGACCGCCACTGTAATACGTCCAGTGCCTTTTTGACGTATGCGAAACAGATTTGTCGCCCTTTGAGCCTGTGCCGAATTCGACATAAATACCGTAATCGGCAGTCGGACCGATTGCAACACTGTCACCGTCCACTTGGCTTACGATACTGCCTTTTAATCGCCCTGTTGCAACAGGACAGTTTGCCACTGCGTGCGCTCTTACGACTTCACCCGCCATTGCCAAACCTCGCTGTATTTTATCGCCCGACGCATACTGTGTCAGCTTGTCAACAACGTCGTCTATCCCCTCGATTGAAAAATTCATTTCAGCCTACTCCTCTCAAGCATTGCTACCAAACCGCTGTCCCATTTCTGCACATATGTTATATCATATATGTCGCCGTCATATTCAACCCTGTTACCGACCTTTACGTCGTCTGACATATCGCAGAACATACGCATTTGACATTCTATATCTAAACCGTATTGCTCTCTTGCTCTGCCACCGCTGTACGGTTGTACATCGGCTTTAATTTCGGACAATACAGTCTTTTCGGTTTTACCTGTATAGTCGTCAATTTCATATTCTGCGATTATAACAGTTTTATCGTAAAAATCACTGAATACTGATGTCACTCGGAACACGCCCCTTCCGTTTTCGGAACGGGTCAAGGCGTTTATAATAGTTGCTGAAAATCTTGTCATTGTCGGTTTCGGCATATGTGACGGAACGTTCGCCCTCACTTCTGCTCTTGACTACTTCGGGACTTTTACTGTCCCCGTAACCTTTTGCCCTGTACATATCCGCCGCAATCTTCGGAACAAGGCTTTCAAGCTGACGTGGCAGTACATCAATATGACAATACGCCATAATCATATTAACCGTGTCCTCAATCAAAAAGGACAACAAGCTGTCTTGCTCGTCGTCCTTAATTCCCAACAACATTTTTAGTGTCCCCAACTGTTCCATATTATTCACCGCTTACAACATCGGCACTGCCCGACTTTCTCGCTTTGCCGTCTGCGGTAACTTCCGCAACTGTAATCTTGTGACCGTTTGTCGCAGTGATTTCGTCACCGTTGTTAAACTCTGTCCACTTCGACAAATCGTCGTCATATGCAACGCTTGGAGCGGTGCTTGCGGCAGTCTTGTAAACCAACTTGTGACCGCCGATAGGCTTTGGCGATACCGTAATAACAGTGTTGCCTGTTGTGCCTGCAACCGATTCAACTGTCAATTCGCCGAGTGTCGGAACACCGTTCTTAAATGCGGCAAATGCGTCGTCCTTAACAACAAGGAAACCTAAACGCATAGTAGCTTTGATTGCAACCATATCCTGCTCGGCAAGTGATAGCGGTTTACCGTCACTGTCAAGAGTGCCTTGTAGTGTAGCCTCGGTCAAAATTTCGTAATTGATACCTGCACGCATACCGACAACGGCATACTTGAAGTTACCTGTGATAATATCGGCACGTTTGTTGTCCCACGCACCGTTACGCACAAATTCGATAGGCTGACCGTATAGCTCACCGCCTGTTGTACCGTTGACGTATGCCGGTGCGCCGTTTGCGTCACGCAATTTTCTCAGCATATTCTTAACACCGATACGACCGATAAATCCCGATGGGTCATAGCCGTTTTCTTCAATCATCGACATTGCGTCAGACATAGCAATATCAATATTTGTGTTGTCCGTAACAACCATATGCTTACTGTCGATAGCGTTCATAATATTTGTCTTGAACGGTGAATTTGTACCGAAAATGCACGCCGCGTCAATCGCTCTGTAAAATGCCTCTGCGATTTCCGGCTTTAGTTCCTCAAATACGCTGATAGTCGTATCTTCCAACTTTTCCTTTGTTACCGGAATAATAACGGCTAACTTCTTAGCCTCGATTTCAGGGTGAATCCAAGTAGCACCGCTTGTCTTAATTCTTTCACCCTCACCGACCCAGTAAGCACCCGGACCGTCTGTAAGTACGTTAAACTTCTTTTTCTCGTGTTTCATTTCCTCGACTTTCGCCATTCTTAAAACACTTGAACCCCTTGTCACCATTTTGATGATGTCTGTTGCTTGTTCGACAGGTACAAAGCCTGTCAATTCATTTTTCAAATAACCCATTTATTTCACTCCTATCTTTGATTTTCTCTGATTATGTCCATAAAACTGCCTGTGTTGTGACCGCCACTGCCACCGTTTAAATCCGGTGTTTTGCCCTTTAAACGCTCGGTAACACCTGCTTGTACATCTTTGTCGTAGCTTTCTTTTATCTTGTCGATAACCACCTTTGTGCTATCCTTGTCCTCTGCTACAATGTACTTTGCAATCTCGGCGGACAGTCCGACTTTGGCAAGTTCTGTTTCGGCATATGCAACGATTTTTTCACGTTCAAACTCTGCCTTTGCTTTTTCAAATTCTTCTCGTTCCTTGTCGTCTGCCTCTTTCTGCCTTTGCTCGTTTGTCATTTTGGCTTTTCTCATGCCCTCGTTTTCAGCGTCCTTTAGTTTTTGTTCAAGGTCCTTTTCCCACTTCTCTTTTGCCGCCGCTACTGCGTCATCAATCGCCTTTTGATTGTCGCCGTCTTTTTGTTCGGTTGACTTCTGCTCTGTGGACTTCTCTTGCTCTTGATTTTCTGTTTGCTCTGCTGTATCTGCCATTCAAATCATTCCTTTCGTTTTAATTTTAGGTATAAAAATAAGACGTATAACCCCACGTCTCACAGGGAGATAATCGGATCACCATTCCTTTCTTCTATGTGTATGTTGTGCCTACTCTCACACTATCACCGCCTTTCAATGTATCAAAAAAGCACGCCATAAGACGTGCTTTATATTCTCTTATAATTTAAAGCATCTCAATTCTTCCGATGTTAATTCTGTATATTTTTTTTGTCTTTCTTTTAAATACTTTGCCAATTTCCCTAAATCATACTCCGAAGGTGGTAATGTTTCAGACGGTCCTCCTGCATAAAGTCCACAAAAGCCTTTACATTCGGGGTCAGCTATTATATTGTTCACGTTTCCTACCTTCTTTCATAATTATATTTATCTAACAGTTTTTGCGAAGCGTCACCTTCTATTATGAATTGATATGGGTGTGCTATAGGTATATGCTCCGCTCCAAACTCTTTTATATAATGATTTAAAACGTCCTCGTTTACTGCGTAACCATAAATTGCACCGCCACCACCATTCTTCAATGATTGCTCCACAGCAACAGCAAATAAGTGTCCTCCGACACCTATATATTTTTGATTTTCACCAACAATCTGCTTATTGTTTTGAGGTGCAGTAGAAGCAGAAGCGATATATGTTGCACCTTTATCGTAACGCAAAGAAATAAGTCCTTGCGGCTCTTTTTCCCCTTTTATAAATACGCCAAAAATTTCTTCATTTGATGGACGCTTATTCCAATCATCATTCCACCCTTTATTTTCAGTAAAATTGCTCAATGTCGATTTTTTCATTTTCTCAATTTCAGTTTCTAAAATCATTCCTGTTGCTTTTTCTTTCAAACAAGGAACAAATTCATCAACTGTAATATTTATTATACCACGTTTTTCACTATTTGCAACATATTTTAACGCATTTTTCTGTTCATCTGACAGCCCCTTTTTCCATTCATCAAACGTCATACTGCCGTCGACTTTGTAATTTTCACCCGTCAACGGGTCACGGGCGATACGAGTTGACAAATTCACATCTGCCATAATCGTAACACACCGACAACGTGGGTGTATAGGTGGATAATTTTCTCCCTCAACGGCTTTATCCACGTCAAAGGTTTCACCGTCAAGACTTCCGCACCTGTCACACGTCAATTCAGACAGTGCCGCAACAAAACGATACTGTTTTATGCCGATTTCCTCATATGCCATTCTCTGCCCTTGGTTCATAAAATGTGCCGTTTCACTTCGCACAAGTGTTTCGGCTGATGTTCGTATTCCACCCGGTGCAGTATCTTTGACGTAATCAATCAGCTTGTCGCTCATACGGCTTACGCTATGACCGCTGATTATACCGTCCTCAATAGTCTGTCCGACTGCCTGTATAAATCTGTCGTTATGTATCCATATTCTTTCGCTGTAGTTGTGACCGTGCCACGGCTCGCTTAACACCATATTAACCGCTCTTTGCGGAACGAGTGAAAAATCAATTCCGCAGTTTAAACCTTTGGCGGTATCAAATATGTTTGTATAATATGCCGTCTTTACCGCACTGTCATACAGTTTCTTTTGCTCTTTTATAGCCTCATTTGCAACGTGTCTGAAATAGATGTACACATTACGTTTCAATCCCTCTAATCGGCTAATTCTCGCACCGTATGACTGTGCATTTATGCGGTTTAGAATTTCTTTTTTGACTGTCTTGTCGTCTGTTTCGTCGTACAGTTCAAGAAGTTCTTCATACTGCTTGTCACTGTCGGCTATGCTCATCAATCGGCGTGCCTCTTTTTCAGGTATATCAGTCGAAATATAGGCTTTGAACGTTTTCTCAATGTCATTGTTTACGTTTTTGATTGCTCGCTCATATGCCTTAATTACACCGTCCTTAACGCTGTCCGCGTGCGATTGCAAATATGTTTCAACTTCAACGGCACGTTTTACCCAATATGCCTTACTCTTCATTGTAGTTTACTTTCCTTGCCGAACTTTCAGCGATACGCATATCTTCGGCGGACTTTTCCGCTTGCTCTCTGCGTGCAATTTCAACTTCTTCCTTTGCGTCCGTGACGAATGGCAAACGCTCTAAAAGTGTTTCATCAGACGCAAGACCTTTGAGGTAATTAATCATCTGTGCGATTTCAAGTTCGTTCGCAGGCAAGTTATACGTAAATCCAATGTCAACTCTGTGCGACGGTACTTCTTTCATTGCGTTTAATGTCACAAGAAAATTATTGTATATCTCTAAACGTTTTCTCAATGTCTTAGCGAAGTTACGTTCTTTGTTCTTGACGTGCTGTTCAAATCCCAACAGCTTGTATTTTATCGCCACACCCGACAAGTTGTTGCCGAAACTTTCGTCCGACAGGTCGGGAACGTGTGACAAACGGTGTATATCGTCCTTAATATCATCACGCAACACTTTTGTATCAGCCTCGTTCAGCACCTTTGACAGATACTCCGCCTTTGCGTCACCGTCACCCATTAAAATACGTTCTACCAATAGTTTTTTTGCCTGTTCGGTGTCAAGGTCGCAGTTGCACAAAAACAACAGTGAATTGACGAATTGCTCTTTGTCATTAATTCTATCTGACATCAACACATTGTATGCGTCAATCTGTGTTATAAGCTGTTCAAAATCGCCCTGCATTTCCGTATTATTTCTGTATTCGATAATAGGTACATCAAAAAAGTAATGTGGTTCAACATTTTGCAATGACAATGCCGTATAGCTGTCAAGACCTGTGTATGTATATATAAACGATTCATCATACACGCGACAAATACTGCCTGTGCAGTAGCCGTCAAGGTCGTATTTCTTGTAGTAATACACCGCAAACAACGGCTTTTCAAATGCCGACTGTGAGTAACATACAAATGTATGCTCCGGGTCCAATCGTACACTTCTCGGCTTGCTCTTTTCGTCCGCATAAATCAGTTCATATGCTTTGCCGTAAATGCTCATATTTTTTACGATTTCACTGTCCACACTCGGAATATCCTGTTCCAAATATTCATTTTTGATTGCCTCAATGTCGTAGTCGTCCGACACTGCGTATGTTACGGGATTGCCGACAAGATAACTTTGCGTCATATCCGTAATGTACTTTGCGTGATTACACATTATGCGGTTGTTTGCCACGTTTTTGCCCCTTTTTCTGCGGTTTAAAATGCGGTGGTCGCCCATATAGTAATCGTGCAGTAATCGGTATCTCTGTCGCTCTCGCTCGTGTCGTTCAATCAATTTCGTTATGATGAACGGTGTCACACCGCCTGCGACTATATCTTCATCAATTATCATATTCCGTACTCCTCTCGTGAATATATTTTAGCCTTTTTGTTTCCTGTATCATTTTCTAACGCATAACGTACAGCGTCTATGGTATGATTGTTTTTATCTGGGAAGCCGTCCTTAAAACCGTCATTCCCGTCTGATTCTAATTCATAGTTTAAAAATTCTTCCGCTGTTTTTGGACAACGGATATTATCAATAATAATTTTGTCTAACGACTGTAAAAATTTGATACCGTAATTTACGCTGTCTGGTCCTTTTTTTGCACCAGTTATACGCAATCCATATTCTTTCATCTCTGCAATACTCTTAGGCTCGGCACTATCGGCGATTATCTTATTTTGCGTATTCTTCCTCGCCTTGATTAATTCTGCTGCACGTGCGTTTGACAAACCAACCTTATAGATTTCATCAAATATGTACAATAGCTTTCGTTTTTTGTCATAATGGCATTTAACATACACAAACGGATCAGCCGCAAAGCCGAAGTCAACACCCTCTCTGATTTGGTCGAATGTGTCGACGTGTTCATCAGACAGTCTGACTATATCCACATTTGTAAACACTTCGCCGCCTGTTCCTGTTACCTCGCCTAAATATTCGTGATTATATGCGTCGATGTTACGTTCCTTTAGGCTTTCTGCTTCTGCGATGAACTGTTTGCCTAACCATTCGGGTGGAACGTCTAAATAGCAACTATGATGTGTGTAGTTATGTTCGTCATTCTCAATTTTTAATATGTGGCTATTTACCCAATTACGCTGTGATTTTGGTGGATTGTATGAATAGAATACAACAAATTCAGAACCGCCACGCATTAACGACTGATTTATATTACGAATTTCTGCAATGCCGTTAAATTCAGCCGTTTCCTCATACCAAATATACTTTAAATATCCCTTTGATACTTTTGTCGATTTCAGCTTTTGCGGTTTATCTGCACCACGGAACAATATTTTTTGACCCGTCGGTTTATATATCAACTCCAGCGGACTTAGTTTTTGTTTCCACAAATGCGATACGCCCAACTGCTCTATCGCCCAAACTAACTGTTCATATACGCTATCTTTCAGATACACGCCGACTTTACGGATTGCTACGGCGTTTGCTTCTTTGTCGTTCATTATGCCGTTTATAATTTCAATGGATATAAACGACGATTTTGTTGAACCTCTGCCGCCTTTCAGCCAGTAGTGCGTGTATTTTTTGTCGTGAAGTTTTCTGTGTACTGGATAAAATGACGGTGCGATTTTTTCGGATATTTTAATTGGCATTTTCTTCGCCGCCTATATCATCAATTATAATGACAGGACTGTCATTTTCGATTTGCGTCCTGTCCGTGAATAACGTATAGTATCTACCCAACATTTCCGCCGCTTTGTTTACGTCAGACACCTTTGTCGGTATTTCAACACATATCGGCTGTTCTGCTTCGTCAATGACCTTTTTACCCTTGTCATCGTAATACGACTTACGGGCTTTACACGTCACTACAACCGTTTCAGGCTTCTCACGACGCATAACAGCCGTAATCGTTTTCAATACCTCGTCCTGCTTGGCGATAAGAGCGTCCTCTTTCTCTTTCAGCCGTTTTTGTATGTATTCTTGAATTTCAGGTTTCTTCAAGTTCTCATTTCCAATCGAATACGCCGTCTTTTCCGAATACCCCGCTCTTAACGCCGCTTGCGTTGCATTCAAATCAATCAAATATTCCTCACAAAACAACTTTTGCTTTTCAGTCACTCTTATCACCTCACTTTCACATTTTCTGTTTGATTACATCGTATAACCGTTTTTTGTCAACGCACGTTCTAACGCTCTGCGCTTGTGACGGCACTCACACCATTTACGATTATTAAATCGCCATTTGCATATGAATAGCCATTTTGAAAATTTGTATTTTATTCTTTTAAACATTGTTTTCCTCCAAATAAAAACAGACTGCATATGATTAACACATACAATCTGCCGTTTTTTTAATATCCCTATTCCCACCAATCAATTTTGAGATATTCACCCATCATCTCACGATGATACACTTACCTTTTTGCGAAAATAACGAGCGGTAAGATATAGAACACAAAATATTGCACTGTATATATGTTTTGCATTATTTTTTGTTTGCTCATTCTTTTCGCATTATAAATTGTATCATAGATTTTTCGTCATTTTCGTCATTTTCAAAAATTTATTATGTTTTCTTCTTGGATATTGTTCATCGTGATGTCCTATCTTGAACGCTATCCACTGCCACGACGGCATTACCGTTCCGTCTATGTATCTGTATCGGAATATACGACGTGTTTCACTGTCCAATATACCGGCAACAAACAATTCAATTTTATTTTTCTGTCGTTCCAATCGCTGACGTAACACAATATCCGATATATGCGTTGGCTCAACACCCGATACAGAAATACAGTGCTTGACGTACGGAAATTCAGCGTCAGAGCCTGTGACAGTACCGTGTACTGTATTACTGTTTATTCTGTCATTTACCTCGTTTAATTCTGCAACAATACTGCGATACTGTTTTAGCTCTTCTTTCGTCAAATCAATTCCTCCTGTCTAAATATTCAATACGTCCGTCGTAATAGAATGTCATACCGCATTCTTTTCTTACGACATCTTTAACCTCTTTCAGCTTACCGCCCTGCATACCCATTAAAACATCTTTTATTGCCTGTCCTAATTCTGTTATACGTTTCTTTTTCCAATTTAGCATTGAATAAAACGTATATAGAATTATCGGTGCATTGTTTTTCATTGCACACGTAACCATTTTAATACGGTCTTGCTCGGCAGTGCTTGTTTTGATTTTCAGTGGGTCAAAATCGTTCATCAGTTTTTCATAATCAAAATCGCACTCATCTTTTAATTCCTCTGCGAGTTTATCAATATCGCGTTCACGGTTATACACAACCCCAATATATCGAATAACTCCCTCTATGTATTGACACACGCGTTTTTGACCCCATTTGCATTTTATACGCAGATACCACGCACCGACTACCACAAGATTGACAACACCCTCTGTTGTAACTTCATTTTCAACAATCTTGTACGACTGCAATGCTTTCTTTCTATCGAATTTCTTAATACCGCGTTTCTCTGCAATTTTATCAAAATTTTTTAATATTCTTTCTTCTTCGGCGTTCTTTATCACCTGCTTTACAGCTCTGCGTTTTTGTTTTAATTTCTTCGCTACTTTATCTTTCACGCTCTACTCAACCTTTCTTATCCGGCACATATTCCGGACACTTTTCAATCCTATACGAATCATACGTCTTGCGTTGTACCTTTTCAGCAGTCCAACCCTCCACAGGTTGGAAACAACTGCTCCACGAACAATCGCCGCAAGCTTTCTGACACGCCCAACATAATTGTTCTTTAGCCATTCTGCACCTCGTCCAGTCGTTGTTGGTATTCAGTGAAGTACCATTCTAATTCATCTCTAAATGTTTTGATAGCCTCTTCGGCTTTTTCTCTTGTTCTGAAATATATGTTATTTAAACATCGACAACAACTATCTGCGTGAGCATAGAGCATATCAAGTGAATAATTGTATTTTATGTTATAAAAACAAAGGGTTCCGTCTTGCCAATCTTTTTGCGATATGACCTTGTCGTTCAATGCTTGCCATTGTCTTAAACAACACAACAGCTTATCTGCACGGGCGTTATTATCGGCGATTATTTCACTATTGTAATAATTGCCTATATTATAATAAATACCATCTGCTGAATCATTTCCCTCCGTGTAAAACCTCACATCACTATCTTCGCCAACATAATAATACTTATCATTATATTTTGCTCGCTCATATCCCGTTTCAGGCTTGTCCTCAGCAAACCCTAACTCATTTAACTGTTCCTCTGACATTTCAACTTGTATGTTCTTTCCATTTGCACTTATAGTTACTTGCATTGTTATTCCTCCGTTTGTTTTTCTTGAAATTCCTTTAATCTTTCTTCTAAATATTCAATCTCATCTTTCCAATGCTCAATCAGCATTTCTTCGATTTGCTGTTTTGCGCCATCTATGCTGTCAGCCCACAATATATCGTTATCTGCATTTAATTCTTCTGATATGTAATAAAACGCCTTATCATCTTCTTCATCTTGAACTAAACTTGCGATTATATCCTCGTCATCTCCATAAAATTGATCGAAATGCAATTCATAGCACTCTTTGCCAAATTCATTCTTTTCCGTTTTCCATTCTTTCATTTGTTTCGCTCCTTGCTCTCATAGGCTTTTTGTTATCATTTTCTTGACCGCCTTCAAAATCATCATTAATTGCCACAAGCAAAGCCATAAATTCATGATATTTTTCTTTATCTACATCATCTAAATGCCAATATTCTTCATACCCTTTTCTGATTATTGCTAATAGTACAAAGCCGAATATAATACATATTGTTGCAAACACTCTGCTTAGTGCTGATGGTATCATCAGCATAAATGCTATCCGACACCATGTTTCAGTGTGCTTGTCCCACGATTTGAAAATCATCTTGGATATATTTATTTTATGCTTTTTCAAATTTTATTCCTCCACAATTTCTTCATCAATTAATTCCATAGAAAAAAATTTCACGCCCTGTTTTAATGCTACCTGAGTGCCGTCAGGATTTTTCATGCAAATCGTCATACCGTTTTTTAGCAATCCATTTATTATCCCTTCAGCTTTGGCAAGTAACATTGCATTATGCATCATTGCCTGTAACCAATTCATTTTTTATCCTCCCAACAATCGCAAGTTGTATGCCGTGTATCTTCTTTCCATAGCAAAAATGTTTTCGTTGGGCATTTTGCATATACACCAGTTGTATTATCATTTAAAACGGTAAGAAACTTGCATTTATCACAGCTTTTAATCATCTTCTGATATTCCTTAATTTTAGTCAGTTTTAGTTTTATATAGCTTGCTTTCCAACCTCGCACCTTTGTTTGATGTACATATTTACCTTGTGAGTTCCTTATAATATACCCGCGTTCCGCAAATTTTGGCATAACTGAGCCGTAGTCATATCCTTTATCCTGTAAAAAATCAACAAGCTTATATTTATTAATTGTCGCAACACCGTTTTCGATTTTACCCCATATTTCATTATTGAAAGTTAATGATTGAGCAAATCTCTCTGCATTATGATATACCCAATTACAAATTGTATTGTAGCAATAATCAACAGTATCATCTTGCGGTACTTCTTCTCTTATATTTCTTTCGGCTAATAATGCCGTTAATAGTAACAGGTAATTTATACTGTCACCTATCTTTTCAGCCCACATTTCTTTCGGTATTACCTTACCTTGCTCATAATCGTCGATTAGGTCGTATACACTGACAGTATGCTTTGACATCATACCACCCAACGCCTTTACAGGTGTACATTTCTGCAATTTACCCGCCACTTTGAAATTATGCAACCTGTCGTCCGTTGCATATTCTTCCGCTTTATTGCATAGAACACTTTTACACGTTTCTATGCGGTTGTTTATGATTTCTTCAAATTGTTCAGCTTTCATATTGTCACCTCTTATTCGCACGGCTCATACTTTTTCTGAAACACATCAGGCTTACACGGGTAATATTCCCCTCGTAGTCCTCTGATGATGTAGTCACCTGTGCTTGCTACCATATCGCCCTCTAAGGTTTTTATTATCAATACTCCGTTTGTAATAATAGCACTTTCATTTTTTACAAATCGCATAATCTCTGCTACATTTCTGCCCGTCCATTTCGTTGCCTCAATTTCACACGGTTTTGCTCTAAACTTCATTCTTGTTCCTCCAATTCAATCACCTTAAATATTTCACTTTGCTGTTTAGCACCGTCATTTTTATCAATAATACCCTGTTTTATTGCAGTATATAAATCAGCTAATCGTGCGATGATGAAACATTCCCCGCAATTAAATTCACCACTGTTATACATATCGTCATAGCATTTTGCAAACTTTTCACCGTCTGTTACACATATATCCGACAATTCGTTTGCCTTAGCTTTCAGCTTATTTCTTGTAGCTTTATCAATCATCATTCAGCACTTCCTCAATGAACTTTTTAAATCCGTCAAATTCAGACGGTCTAAGGACTGTCACCGCACCGCCGGAAGTTAATATTTTATCTAAATGACTACGTTGCAACGGTGCCAACTTACCGTGTTCGGCTTTGATTTCAACGCCTATAAATCTGCCGTTTGCACAAACAAGCAAATCGGGAACGCCCGCCCTTGTGCCTCCGCAACCGTAATATTTAACTACATAACAGCCCTTACTTCGTAGCCATTGCTTAACTCGGTTTTCAAAATTCTTTTCTTCTGCCATTAGTTAAATTCCTTTCTGAATAGTTCGTCTGTATAATCCTTTCGCATTAACAAACAATCATATATCTTTTCTTCAACGCTCTTACGGCACATCATTATGTGATAATAGCATTGTTTCTCTTGACCGATACGGCATATCCTTGCTTTGGACTGTTCAAACAGCTCTGAGCGTTCCGGCAGAGAAAAATATATAATTCTGTTCGCCTTTTGTAGGTTAAGCCCCATAGCCCCGGCTTGATATTGTATCAACGTAACCGAATTATCGTTATTTTCGTATGCCTTTAAATCCTTAACTTGTCCGTTTACTATGCTTATTGGTCTGTCAGATACCGCTTTTTTCAGTGCCTCAAGTTCGGTATTGAAGTTATAAAATATAATAACCCTGTCAGATGTAGAATTAACTAAATCAATTAATCGTGATATTTTGTCTTTGCTATATGCACTGCATAACATTCGTGCATATAATCGTTTTGATAATGTACTGTCGCCTGTCAATTCCTTATCGTCTATCTTGATTACTCGGTCTTTCATAAACTTTTTATAGTCTGATGAAACAGTCGAATATTCCTTGATAAACTTCTTTTCAGGTAACTTAATAACTTCTTCTGCCTTAGCAAATACCGCTCCGTATTCCTTTAGTTTTGCCTTTAATTCGCTTACATTCTTGTATCCTGTAACTACTCTGAAAGTCGGGCCGCCGTAACTTCTCAGTTCGGTTTTTATGTATCTGTTATAATATGCCGTTTTGGTGATCTTCCAACCCAACAATCGTAATTGTGAGTACAGGAACTCATACTTGCCGTCTGTCGGTGTACCGGATAACAATATTGTGTGTGACGGTTTCAACGATAATATGAACTTCGTACGTTTTGCAGTTTCATTTTTTATCATTGAACTTTCATCTAACATCATAGTGAAATCCTTTAATTGTCTTAGTTCTTCACGTCTGTAAGCCAATTCATAATTTATGATACCGATACATTTGTATATCGGATATATCATAAATCCCTGCATATCCTTTTTATTCGTCAAATCAAATACTGCATAATCCGTATAATGCTCTTTGAAATGCTCGCACCAGTCTTTGATTTTAGACTTCTGACACACAATTATATTCACGCGTTCACCGTATAATCGTAATCGTTCACTGCCTATAAACGTCTTACCTAATCCCATATCATAGTAAAATGCCGAATTATCTTTATCACTCGTCAATACAAGTGCTTTTTCTTGATAATCAAATAATTTCATTGCTTAACTCCTTATATATGCCCTACCGCCCTAATTTTTAAAATTTAATGTAGGACACTTTTTAAACCGCATTATTACGTTATTTTCACGTTATCGCCCTACCGCCCTACACGTGTTTTGCATTTTTTATTTTTTTTGAAAATATATTAATTATAAATAATTCAGAAAAATATTCTCTAATATATACATATTGTTTTCTGTCGGTTTTGTCGGGCAGTTAGGGCAGTTATATTAAATATTAAACGGCAAATCTTCATCTTCAACATCTTCTTCTACAAAATCACCGTCATCTTCATAAAGACAAATACAACGTATTCTTGTACCGTTTATCTGCACTTTAACGGCAAGATTACGACCGTCTGTTTTAGCAAGTTTGCCGTTTCGTGCCATCCATGAAAGTGTTGACTGTGGATTGAAATTGCCGCCTTGCAACATAGCATTAAATCTGTTTCGTAAAATATATATGTATCCGTCTTTAATAATTCCCCAACACTCATTGCCGTTTGATGTGAAATTATCGTGATTTGAAATGATTTCTTCACGCAGGTAATCATATGCACGTCTATTAACGTTCAGCATATCCTTGGTCTGCAAATACGGTTTAATATCATCTATACTGATTCGTACACCGTCATTAAATATCCAACGTTCAGACAGTTCATCAGCGGTTAATAATGCCGCCGCTGACGCAATTTGTTTGTCCGTTGCCTCTGTATTATCTTCCAACAGTTTAATATACTTTTCGTGCAATGCTCGTGCTTCGGCGATATTTCCGGTTAAATTATCAACAAATTCTTTACCGGCGTGACCGTAATTTGATTGTATCGTTCTGCAAAATTCTCGTGGATTTTTGAAAAACTTACCGCCGTTACATTCGATTTCAATAACACGGTTGACTGCACCGCCACCCGATGACATTGATGTTATCGGGCGTTCGCCTGTGGTTATAATACAATTTCGCCACGTCTTAATGTTTTGTATACCACCGTCTTTTTTACCGCGTAAACGTCCTGTACCCTCGCACAGACGATATATTATATCATCAAAATCCGAACGTTTATTCAGTATCTGCAATTCGTCCATACATAACGGCAGTGAATTTAAACACGCCGCATATAATTCATTACCTACATCAGTAGAATTGAATGTATAGGCATATTTACCGATAACCGGCTCAGCCCATACAGACACTGCCGCAAGTAGCGCAACCGATTTACCCGTTTCTGTATCGCCCCATAGGTGAACGAAGAACGGCAATGCTCCAAGCGGTTTTAACAGTACACTCGCAAAACTCGCCGCCATAACCATGCGAACAACTATATTACCGTTTTTGCGGTAATCTCTGATTGTTTTAAGCCATTTTTCATAACTGCCGACCTCTCTTACCGAATTAAATAACTGTCTGAAACTGTCCTGTCCCTCAAACTCCAAATCTGATATATACGGTGCAAATTCTTTAAATCCTCTGCCTACCCAACCCATATGATCGCATGATTTCTTTTCGATTATTTTGTCGTAATTTATACTTTCAAAATCACTTAAAAACTGTACAAGTGCCTTTGCGTTTTCCGATGTTACACCGACACCGTATTCAGCTAATTTTACGATTTTATTCGCACTTGCAAGGTCAGAACGTGGAACGATTTTAGTTTTGTAATTTCGTCCCGGTCTGCCGTAAACAAGTTGCACACTTTCAACATCAGTATCTACATTTGAATATCTTGTTATCATAAATATCGGGTGTGGACACGCCGTCACTTTTTCGCTGAACTGCCCTTTAAACCTATACACTCCGTCATCAGTTGCTATCCATTCGCCTGTATCCCACATTATTGCAGTGCCACTGAACTCCATTACGTTGCCGTAAACAATGCTTTGACCCTTTTGCGCTCTGACATAGTTTGAAAATTGTGTTCGGAAATTAGATACTTTTAATTTCTTTGCCTTTTCTGCCATTTGCGCCACAAGCTGACCTTTGATGAACTCGTTGCCGTCAGCTTGGTCTATTATCCATTGAAACGGTTTTGATGATATTAAAAAATCGTCTTTACTGAAATCGGGTATCGTTATTCTGTTTTCATTCTCCATAGCACCCATTCCTTAACCTATATTAAAACGGCAAATCTTCTTCCGATTCGTTCTCATCATCAAATCCGCTTGTATCAAATCCCGATGCACTTCCGTCAAGCAGTTTATCCTGTGGAATTTCGGACATTTCCAATCCTTTGATACTTCTTACCGCTCTTGCCTTAGTCGCCCATTTTTTTTGACCGTTCATCAGGTATTGTTCACGTCCAAACAATACACCTATTTTCTTACCCTTAAGCGTTTTTTCGTCCCAATTCCATTCATAGCCCTCATTGCTTTTTTCAATACAACTTATCATACCTTTAAAAAACGGTAATTGTTTACCCTCGTATCCTTGTCTGAAAAGTCCTCCGTTGTTCCACTTTGCCGCCGTTCCCTTTTCTTTAATAGTTTTTGAAAATTGGTCGCTATAAAAATCCTTGTATTCGCCCTCTGCAATATCCAGTTGCAATACCAACTGTTTCTTACCGTTTTTGGTTTCAACCTCTTTTGCACCCTTGATTTCGCAGATATATTTGCCTGCCGGCAATGCTCTGCTCTCACCTGTGTATGCTTGCGCCTCGTCATATCCTTGTATCTTATTCATTATTCTTATCCTCCTCATTCAGTCCGTAATATTCTCTTATTCTTTCGTCAACTGCTTTCAAATCGTTATCAATCTCTAAATCAAACATATCCATAGGCGACTTACACGTTGTATGTCCGTCTGATTGCGTTATGAAACTATGACTTTGACCGTCAGCTTGACATAGCAAAACGATTGAAAACAGTCCCTCAACGGTCAACTGATTGTCCAACATTTTACCGATTGTTTTCGCTTTAATTTTACCGTTTTCGGTCTGCTCGCAATGATGCAAAAAATATACGATTGTATCATCGGGCAATCCCTCAATAATAAATGTAATCATCTTTTGAAAACGTACCGCCATATCGGTAAACTTCGCATAGCCTGTTTCTTTTGCACGATTAAACGAATCGAACGCCAACAGATATTGACTGTCGTCTATAACGTATCGCTTATACTGCTTTTTACTTAATTCTTTGGCAATAACGTTGTATGTAGCCTTTTTGATTGAATTTAACTTCTTGCGGAACGGAAGCGGCTTACTTGCCACATTAAATATTACCAAATCATCTGCGTCAAAATTTCTTAGGCTTGCACTTTTTCCGCTACCGCTTTCACCCATAATTAAAACCGGTATTCCCATATGTATCACTCCTTATTTTATACTCATGTTGTTTCTCACGGTCAACTCTGCGTGCGGAATATCAAAACCGCCCTGCAACATTTCCTTAATGACCGCTTTGTTCGGCTCAGGTTGCTTATATGTCAGTAAGTCACTGTTGTTCTTCATTGCATAGTCGATAAATTCATCATCGACTTCTACTGCTGTTGATTTTCTGTAGCTTATAGCTACTTTTGATGTACTGAACTTGTTACCGTTCAATGTTCGATTTACGAAATTCTTCAAATTTTCAGCTTTGTTTTCCAGTGACTTACGACGTTCCGCAAGTGCTTTTTCTTCTTCTCTTATAGCTTTGCTCTCGGCTACAAGATTTTTATACCATAACGCTGTATTTTCGATTTTTTCTTCTCTCTGCATTTGTAGTTCTTCAAATGCCTCGTAATCCTTTATTTCGCCTGTTTCTTCGTCAATTAAAGAAAACATTGCGTTGTCTATTTCGTATATGTTCATTTGACTTTTCTCCTTTTCTATGCTAAAATATTGTTGTGTTATAATATATGCCGTTGAACGGTATTGCGGGGGAAATTAAATTCCCCCGCTTTTTTATTATTCAATTATATGTACATTCGGTACATCTTCAAGCAATTCTCTTAGCTTGTCCGCAACGTTCTTTACTGCCTCACGTTCCCAAGCTCCACCGTCTGCCTCAAACAGTGCCGCTCTGCCGTCTTTAAGTCTGATTAAGAAATCGCTTTCCGGTTGTTCAACCTCTAAAAATGTTCTGTACGGTTTCAACGTAATTATCGGTTTGATACGTTGTTCACCCACAAGTTGAATACCACTTTTAACAGTTGCTGACTGTGTAATACCGTCATCTTTCGTCTGAACTGATTGTTGATCGGTAATGTTGCCGAGTAACTGTACAAGATAATCTCTGTCCTCTGTCGGTGCAAAACGTGACTTTAGGCAGATAATCATATTTTCAATGCTCATATAACTGTCGAAGTCAAAGCTATTGAATTTTGCATATGCAACATATGGTCTTTCACGTTGCATATCATATCTGACCGTACCCAATACATCAACCTGCTCCGGTGATACCACTCTGACGAATAATGGCTTATCATAATTGTCCATTTCTTGTTTCATCATAGTGACTAAACCACTTAGACTTGACAATTTGGTTGTATCAATCAATCTGTCCTCAATTCTGTGTAGTTGCTTGTCTGAAAATGCGCCATGGTCGGTTTCAATCACCTTTGGTCCTGTCATATCCTCGATTTTTTCAATAAACTCTTTGTTAATCATTATCTTTTTCCTCCTTAAATTACATTGCTTTCTTAATTGGTATAACCTTTGGCTCGTCTTGCTCCGAGCCGTCTAATGCCATTTGTCCCGGTACTTGTGGTAACATTTCGACCAATGCTTTGCCCTCATCCGATTCCGTCAAGTACAACGCACTTTCAATGTTGTTCGTTGGTGTCAATGTTGACTTAACCTGTGTTGACATTTTGATGTTCTGTCTTTCGCTGTCAGGCTTTAATGACAGCGTTAATGTTATCTTTCTTACTGCGTCCGCTTTGGTGTTTAGGTCGGCGATATTATCAACGACCTTGCTTAGCTCATAGTCCAATCTTTCACCGATTGCGCCTCGAGCGACCTCTAATAAATTTGCATTACCCACTTTTATCATTCCTTTCTTGATTTTTTTATTTTTTGTGGTATAATATATGTAAAACATAGATTAATCTATGTAATTACCTTTGACCGTTTACGAGTGCCAGCTCTAACGGTCATTTTCTTTTGTAACAATATTGATATACGGCTCACCATTATTCCACGAATGGCGTATTTCAAAATCGGCACTACCATTAATCAATATTTTAGTTCTGTCGGGAAATGCCCCTAATATTGAAACAAACTCGTCGTTTTTGTAGTTCTCTACTTCGTCATTCATTCTCTTTCACCTCCAACTTTTTCTTGATGTCATCCAACATTTTTAATTGTAATCTGTATTTCTTATCGACTGTTTTGTCAGTCGGAATACACAACGACATAATTTCTTTAAACGGCTTACCCTCATACACGCTTATACATATAACCGGTGCAAACTTATTGTCACCTACCATTGTGTATATCACGACAGGTGCATCGTCACGTTTTGCCGCCAACAAATTAATCTGCATACATAAATTATGTAGCTTGCTTATCTGACCTGTTGTCATTTCTGCCCTCCTACTATTCTCACCACACTCACTTTAAGTGGGTACTTTGCTTTAATGCGGTTTGTTATGCCGTAGCCTTTTGTTATATACTCTTTAACCAACTTGTTATCATTGGCATTTACAAACACCGCATTACCTCTGCCCGTCATTATTACATATTTGTTCATTTGCAAACAATCCTTTCACTATATAATTTTGATTAGGGTGTCCCTTGCATTCTTTTGCGAATGCGTTAATCATCGGAAATACTTCTCTGTGGAAATATTCTTCCGTTTTCTCATTCTCTGTTTTTGGTTTTCTTTTTAGCATTTTTTATATCCCTTTCTGCCAATTTCCAACTTATGATTAGTCCGATACCGAAACTAATCAGCGCAATTCCTATTGTGTTCATTTGTTTACCTCTCTTTCACTTGACCTCACAGGCACACAGGAGCCGTCCGCAAAACAGATTTCATTAAAATTCAAACTTTTTAGGGAAAAGAAAAATTGACTTTTTTGCGGTATAATACTGCGGACAGCCCTTGTCTGCCTGCAAGGTATTTGATTATACTTTACGCATACTTATAGCTGTTGGCGTGTTCTGTTTCACGCCACTTTTCAAATGCTTTCACATCAACGTACCATTTCTGACCCAACTTGTATGCCGGAAAATTCTTGGTGTGTACCCAACGTTGTACAGTATGCTCCGGTATTCCGAACATCGTGCGGAATGTTTTCAAATCTACTTGCTTTACTTCTACCATTACTTTTGCCATTGTTTTTCACCTACTTTCTATCTCTCATTGTAAAATTCTTGATATTATGCTATAATCACCACAGAATGGAGGTGATTATATATGGAAGCATTGAAGAATTATATTCTTGATTTTTACAAAACTCACGACAAATACATTTCTATATGTTTTTATGATGTAATGGACGACCTTAAAATTCCTAAAGATGAGTTAGATGTTATGCTCCGAAATCTAATTCAAGACGGTTTTATTTATTCAGTCCAAGACGCAGATGATGTAGCATACGAGTTCTGTTTAAAACAGTAATACTTTGTGGGGGTTATACCGTTTTATGCGGATATAACTCCCAATCATTTGAAAGTATATCTTCTGCTTTAGGATTCCAACGTGGTACGGCTTTGGTGTTATTACCTACAGCAAACCCAATCGGAACAACAATATAACATTCTCTTGTATTTGTAGGTAATAAATAATTCTGCGTAATATCATTCTTATTCTTTATTCCTACGCCCTCTTTTAATGCCTTGCGTGTTGCTTCTATTATGTTCATTCCCTCACTCCCTTTCATTTACGCTGATTTTTGTTCGTCTGTTGCGAATTTTGTAAATTAATGTTATAATACATCCAAAGGAGATGATTATAATGAGTTTAGCAGAACTATTTTCTATTATTGCTGTCGTTATAAGTTTTATTGCAGTATGTATTTCGTTTCTTACTTTTATTGATAACAAAAGACAAACCAAAATTATGCAAAAACAACTTGATGAACAATTAAAGCCTAAATTCACCGATGAGCCATATAATGCCTATACCGCTAAGTTAGACCGCATATCAAGAAATCTTAATGATATATCTAACGAAATTCATAATCTTTCTGACTTTTTCAATAAAGAATAACCACAGTATCTGCAATATTTTGCCTCTTTCTTATTCCTTGTTCCACAATGCGGACACGCATTACTTAATTCACTTCCACATTGTGAACAGAAATTGTCGTCCTCTTCATAACTTGCTCCACAATATTCACACTTCACTTCCCTCACTCCCTTTCGTTTATGCCGATTTTTTCTTTGGCTTTATGAACTCTGACGCAGGAACGCCTAAAGCCTGTACAATAAGTTCAAACTCGTCACATTCAAACTTTCGACCGCCTCTTAATATTAAACTAAGGGTTGTTTCTGGAATTTTGGTTTCCTTTGACAATTCCTTTTGAGTAATATTGTGTTTGTCGAGATAAACTTTTACTCTTTCGTGTACTTTCATTATATCACCTCGTTTCTGAATTTCTGGATTTTACTATATTATAATCCTGTTTATCTGAATTGTCAAGTGTTTTTAGTATAAAATTTCAGAATTTCTGAAATTAGCTATTTACAAATTTATTTTTTTGTGCTATTATGGATACATAAGAGAGGAGGTTTTAAAAATGCTTACATTTGGTGAGAAGTTAAAACAGGCTCGTATATCAAAAAAACTTACGCAGAAACAATTAAGTGACAAACTTGATGTTTCTAATACTGTTATAAGTAACTGGGAAAAAAACATAAATCGTCCCGATGTAGATATTTTAGAGGTAATGTGTGGTATATTGGATATTGAGCCTAATTCACTTTTTAATGTAAAAAACAATGACAATAGCACATATTCTTTAGTAGAAAAAAAATTAGTATCTGATTATAGAAGATTAGACGCTCACGGCAAAAAAGCCGTAAATGTTATAATGAATGTTGAATTAGAACGTATTGATAAAATCGCTACCGAACCAAATTACGATAACATCATACCAATTAAAAAATACCAAGTACCATATTACGATATGCCAGTATCGGCGGGAACGGGCAACCCGTTGGACGAAGAATATCCTGA